GGTTCAAATCAATATTATCATAAACGAAATTAAACAACTGATTATGTTTTAGTTCCATTAGTAATGGTTCAAGAAACTGAACGCTTTTACTATGGCTTTGACTAGTGTAAATAATGTATTTTTCTTTCTGGTAAGCAATAAGCCAAGAGACATAACCCAAACCAATAAGAGTGCTTTTTCCATGACCTCGAGGTGCTGCATCAGCATTATGAGATTCACTAAGGAAGTCAACCACTATTTCTTTTTGGAAACCAGCCAGTTCTCTAGTGAAAGCATGAGGGAAGAAGAAACGACAGTAACTCTCGAAGTTTTCTGGTTTAGAGAATAAATTATATAGATATCTTTGTTTTATTGCTTTAGACCCTTTTCCATCTAGTAATTTTACGCAGTCTATTAGTCCAACCTTAACCATTATCTGATTCCTCTTTCTTAACTTTAGACATTAAAGGCTTACGATTATACTTACTACCAAACTCACTAATAATAATCCTCGAAGCATCATAACTAACCCTGCCAATAGGATCAAGCTTGATAGCAGATTCCTTATCAGCCCTCTTAAAACCAAACTTACGATAAGAATAACCAATCAAGAAAAATGTTTGGAAACTAACAACGAAAATTAGAAACAAGTTAATAATAGATAATCTTATATCCATTACCACCTGCAACCACATCGTAATCATCATGAACTCTGCAATAACACCAAAGAAAAACCTACCAATAAGTCCCCTACCATCCTCAGTGTAATTAATGTATCTAAATAATCCTTTAACTAATATGTTGTTCATGATCTTAGTTCTAACATTCATTATCTTATCGAACATTTTATTTTATTGTCTCTTGTAATTCCTTAACTTCCTCATTATTCTCCACCAGTAAACTTAACAAGTCTTTAGTTTCTTCATCAGTAAGATCAGCATTAAGATTATGATTAATGTTAGTAACCGTCATGTCATCAGGCATTTTCTTCAATATACCAAACGAATGAAGAACATCAATAAATCCCCTGTTAGTATTATTCAATGCGTTAATGGCATTGATTTTAGTGCCGGGCAGTATCGTGGTGCTGTTTATTATTCTCATTATTTCATTAATAGCTCTCTTGTAAGTTATAGCAATATTTATTTTAACTTCTTTAGTGTCGAAAGTAACATTTTTCTTGATGTGTTTAATATCATCGTAGATTGTTCTTTTAGACACCTCGTATTTTTCTGATAGTGCTTTAACGCTTAAGTTCCAGAATCCTACGTTTTCTATTATTGTTAGTATGTTTTCTCTTCTTTTTCTTGTTACGTCTCTTGGTGGTGGGGCGCATGGGTGTTTTTTTATTGTTTTTTCTTCGATCATTTTTTATATCATCTCTTTGATTGTTTCAGTACATTCTTTGATTTTTTCTGGATTGAATGTGTTTTTATTATCTTCTAGTATGTTTTTTGGCATGAAACTGTTTCTTGTTGGTTTGTATACTGCTATCGGAATGTTTTTTTTTATGAATAAGCTCATTGTAATGTATGCTGTTATCATGTCTTCTGCTTCCAGACTCCATTTTTTTGACATTACGCCAAATTCGTATTTGGTCATTTTGGTTTCTTTTTCTCCATTTCATCGATTTGTTTCTCTAAATCTACCATCATAAGAGTTGCTTTTCTTCTTGCAAGTATTGCTTCATTTAATTGCATATTTAACGATTCAATTAAAGTATTAACCATTCATATCATCTCCTTAAATTAGGATTATAAGTTATTATCATCTTGTTCTCTTGTCATCTTCCATTATTATATCATGAATCTTTTTTAATGCGTTAAAAGAAAGGTTTTCTGGAGTATAATTTCTTACGAATCGTAATAGTCCACTCTTATGTATTTCTTTTCTTAATTCATCAGTTAATATTTTTATTTCTATTACGTTCCAACCTTGACTTCCCACTTCACGACCTGTTTCTCGATTAAATCTTGTATTATTGCATGTTATCATGGTCTTGGTCACTTTAGTTATCTTAAAAATGTATTTATGATTATGAAAACCATTTTCTACATAACATACTTCATCTTCGACCTTTAACTCTTCAAGTTTCATTATATATCACCCTTCATTTTTCTTAATTGATTTTTTTAAATGAGTTATTATATGCCATCTTACCGTATTTAATAATACTATGTGTTCCATGTCATCAACTTTTCTTAATACTGATTCTATCTTATAAGTGCTTGAGTTAATAAGTTCGATGTCCTTGTCTGTTAGTTTTTTCTTCATGCTTTAACCTTTATTGTATTATATTTTTTTCTTCTTCAGTTAGGAATCTTATTGGTATACCATCAAATTCTATTGGTATTGTTCTACAAAGATCATAAAAGTATTGTTTGTTCATTATTAGACATATATCTCTTCCTATTCTCCTATCATATAATTGTGAAATAAATTTTCTTATGTCATCCGTTCTTAAATGCGTTATGTTAAACTCCAAAATATTCTTTTTCATGCTTTCACCACCAAGAATTTGAAAGGATATTTTTTTCTTTTAGTTTCGAGACTTTCGTTTGTTTCACTGTGTATTATCTCGTAAGCAATTGGTTCTTTTAGATCTAGTACGGTAATGTCTGGCCTTCCATTATCACTTAGTAATTTACCTTCACAAATAAATGAATGTCCAGCCTTTTGAAGGTTATATGCTATCTCGGTTTTTTTTAGTTCATGCATTTTCGTATTATGAGTATTTAATTTTATTATATTTAATTCTCGTTTGACTGAATAATCAAAATATTTTCTTAAATTATTATTAATTATTTCTTGAAGTTTTTTATTCATTTTTTTCTTAAATCATAATGGTGTCTCATGTGTTTTAGATTATTTTCGAATAATATTAGGTTATTAATATTATTATTATGCTCATTCATATCTATATGATGAATTATTTCTTTAGGATCTAAATATCTTCCAAGATGCTTTTCCATAACGAGTCGGTGTTCAAATACATAACCATCACTATGAGAATATGGATGGTTTTCAACTAATATTTTGATGTATTTACATGACTTTGATCTTCCACCATTCCATTTTATATTATTTTCTTTACTTTTAAATCCTATTTTACTATGCCAATTTTTTGGTAATCCATGTTTCTTCAGTTTTTTCTTAACAGTTATTATTGAACATTTTTTACTACAATGTAAAATTGGTTGGCTTGGAAATGATAAAAATTCTTTATTACAAATAATACATTTTTTTGTTATTTTGATTGATTTTCTCGTACTTATTACTTTACCACAATTTCTACTGCAGCTTCTTTGTTTATTGTTTGGTGACCAAAATTCTTTATTGCAAACTTCACATTTTTTATACATATGCTATTTCTGATTTATTAACTATATAAATCTTTTTGTTTCCTGTGTTTAGTACTATTTTGTTTATGTTTCTTGTAGAAGAAGCACTAAAGTATCTTCTGAGATTACTATTTACTAAACTATAATCTTCACCCATGATTATTTATTCTGACTAAGTAGTATTTATATTTTCTCTTTTTAAACAATATTATTCTAGTACTTTTGTTCGTTGTGGTTGGTATTTAACAAAAAAATATATTATGCCAAAAGGAATAAACAATAATGTAAGTACTACTAACCAAAACCAACTACCAGTAAACTGCCTAACAACAACGTATTCATACTCATAACCTTCTTTAAGTTCATCTCCCATTTTTTTTACCTTTTATAATTTCTATTCTTTCGTATAATAATTCAATAGTTTTTTCTAGTGTTTTTATTATTCTATCTTGAGCTTTTATTAGATTATCTAAGTTTTCCATATGTTTCTTATCATTTATTAATTTCATTTTTTATCAACTCCTAATAACATTGGTCTTAATTTATCAAACATCTTATCAACATACTTATCAAAACCAATAGGATCACTAGGTTTACTTATTGATTCTAATACTTCAACAAAATTCTTATACTTATAAGGATATCTTTGTTTAATAAAAGAAGTAAACGTTTGTTTGATGTGAATAACATCAATATACGCATTCTCACTATTTCCATAATAATAATCCAAATAAATTCTTTTAATCTCATAAAACCTCTCTGGAATCTTTTTTTCATATAATATTTCACTAATTATACTGCAAAAATGATGATATCCTCTATGTAATCTACCACCATAAATATCTTTAACACAAAATAAACTAAGAAGCAACTCATTTATTATTTTTCTTTGTGCTTTAAGCTTCTTATCAGGATGTTTGTTCTCCTTAATTAATAACCTAATAAGTCTTTCATAACCACAATAACTAAATTCTCTATCATCATAACCAAACTTATAGGGAAACTTAAATTCCTGTTCCACATCTGTTACGGTAACTAATTCATTTACCATTCTCTTTCACCCATTCATATTTCTTTCTTTGCTTCTAACTCCTTAATCATATACTGAAACTTATGAAACTCAGCAATATGAAACTTAGCCATCTCATGAAAGAAAGAAGTATCAGTAGTTATTGTTCTTTTAACCAATTCATTAATTAAAGGACTAACCTTAATATTTCTTTCCTTAGCTTTCTTCTCAATAGCTTCAATAACGAAACGTTGAAAAGTAATACTCCTACTAACACTATCTTGCATTGGTTTCATTAAATTATTGTTTTTTGTTCCCATAAGTTTCACCTTCATTATATTATATTATTTTTTTATTTTCCTATTTTTTCTTGTTTAGGTGCTTCCTTCGAACCAAAAAAAGAAAAAAAAAGAAAAAACAAAGTTTTTCATTATTCTATTAATTAGTTAAATTACAAAGGTTTATAAAGAAAAAGATATGACATCTATTGTCTTGGGAGACAATGTCTTTTTTTATTCTTTTTCTGAAATTAAATAATAATATAATATTGTGTGGGCTTCATTTGTTTATAAATGTTTTTATAGTTTAACAGCTTTCTGACCCGTAAGAGACTCCCAACGCTCCAATATAACACTACAATAAACAGGATCAATCTCCATCATAAAACACTTTCTTCCAGTACTTTCACAAACAATTAAAGACGTGCCAGAACCTCCAAAAACATCTAATATACAATCATTTTTATTAGTATAATCGTGAATTATTGAAGTAAACAAAAGTGTGGGCTTTGGACAACTATGTAATTCTCTCATACCATCATCTTTATCAGATAAATATCCTGTTTGAACATTATATGTATCTTCAGGAATTATTCTATCAATCTTATTATCAAAATAAACAATAATGGGTTCCCACCTGTTTAGACCTCTTAATTTACAACCACTCTGACCATTTGGTTTATACCAACACATCACCCATTTAGGATTATGAATTTGATACCACATACCCAAATTCTGATTACCAACAGTAATTACTTGGATTTCAGAATTTGTTTTTACTAATTCAAACCATTCAGAACACCAATTTTTATATTCGATATGTGTTTTATTATCTTTGTAAGAATTATATTCATACCCTAGATTATAAGGAGGGTCAGTGAGTGTTAATCTTATTTTATTGTTATCAATCAAAGTTTTTATGTTTTCTTTTTTAGTGCTATCACCACACATTAGCCTGTGTTCCCCTAAAACCCATATATCACCATTTTCCAACTTATATTTTGGTTCCTTAACACTTTTACCCTCATCAAAGCTTTCTTCATTATCAGGCATTATATTAGCCAAGAACTTAACCTCTTGACGATCAGAAATATCCATAAGCTCTTTAAGAACAGCAAAACCCTCATTTTCATAAATCCATTTAAAATCTTCCTCATCCATTAACGGGTCATGTTCTCCTTTAAGCTTATTCATAACCTGTCGAATAATATGACGATCAACCTCAGTAACATCAAGAACGACAGCAGACACCTCCTTAAAACCAAGATCTACTGCAGCTTTATAACGGTGTTCTCCGTCAGCAATAAGAAAATCCTTATTAGTTATTATAGGCACTAGAAATCCGTATTTGGCTATGTTTTTTTTTAACGCCTCGAACTTACTTTTGATCATTACGTTGGGGTTTCCATCGTCAGTTTTTATTTGTTCAATTGGTAGTTTTGTTATTTCTGGTATGTTCATCGTTTATCATCTCCTTATGGTGCTTCATCTTCAGCAATTAATCATAATTCTATTATTTCTTTAGTGATAATGTCTTTTTGATATATTGTTCCGTCTTTCTCAAAAATCGTGAACACTTGCTGTATAACAATACCTTTATCCTCAGTTATTTAAACCCCAAATCTTTTCTTAAATCATTTATTGCTTTGATATATGCTGGGGTTTCTTCTCTCAATACAGTATATATTGATATTTTATCAATGGCTTTCTTTACTCGTTCCTTATCAAGACAATATTCCGTGATGGCATCTTCAGTGAAAGCATACTGTTCTCCTTCAGAAATCTTACCAATCAAACTAGGAAACTCTTCTTCAAATTTCATTCTGGCATTCCCTCAGGATTAAAACGCCACTTAACATTACGAAAAGGTTTTCCTGTAGCATAAATACACATTGGCTCCTGATCAAGATAATGATTAGCCCATCGTGAAGCCTTAGACAACTGAGCTAAAGCCTTACGCTCGGTTATTTCACTATAATTAGATTTATACTCCACGAACACGAACTCCCTAACAAGAGTATAATCAGCAATCAGAACAATATCCGGACTACAAAACAACACTCCATTATAAATTAGTTCAGGTTCCATAGCCTTATAAATCACTTCCTCAAGACCAATCAAACCAGGATTATTAAAAAGGTTTCTCACTCCAATATCATGTTTTATCTTATCTGTTTGTTCGTTTGTTATTATAACCACCACTGTTTTTTCATATTTTATTGTATGTTAATGTAGTTTATTAAGTAATAAATATTGTCTGAATCTGCAGTTATTAATTTGTTGTCTTGATTCATTAACTAATTCTTATAAGTTGATTTATTTAAATATTGTTAATGAGGGAAAAAGAAGGTGGGAAGATAAAGTGGTATTACATCCTCAACCCTCATCTTTCATTCCTCAAATATCATACAATCTTTCATCGTAACAATCATCACACAATAAATGAAGATCATAATCACCATGAATTTCTTTACTACAAGGATCAGTTATAATATGAAAAATTCTTATTTCTAATTTCTTATTACAATAACAACAACATCCCTTTTTTTGATCAACACAATTAATGCATCTACCTGATAAAAACAGTATTAACCATTGTAAAACCTTCATTTATCATCATCCTCTTTTAGTTCGTCTAGAATGATTATTGCTTCCTTAAAGCCTTTCCAAAGCATAGTAGCTAACTGTCCAGAATCCCTACCGTCATCAAGCATACTGGCATAGTCAGGGAATCGTTGCTCAAAAAGATTCCTTGCAGTCTGCAAATTCATTCTGATACCTCTTCAAAACATTGAGTTGCGTTTATTGCAGCATAATATATGCAAGATTGATTCACGACAACCATAGCACACGATCCATCATCATAAGAAGCATAACAAAAGGGAAATGTGACATTAAGATCTGTTTCCTCTTTTATACCGCAATCATCACAATCAAACGAGCAATCTTTATTATTTGAAACGCAAGAAGCCAATAAAACCACCATAATAATACCTAATACAAAATATTTCATATTCATTTCAATCCCTCAATACGAGCATTTTCTCTTTCTAAATGTTGTTCTATTTCAATAAATACATTGTTAAAAAGCTCAGTTCCATTATCAGGAAATCCCGAAGAACAAACAAGACTACAAAATACGGGAAATCTAAGATCAACTAACTCTTCCATTGATTTTTCAACATCATCTAATTCTTTCGAACACATAAAACACATAGCCTTAGTCATTTCAATCCCTCTTTATTTACGAACATATAACGATGACAATTACTACAAACACCATTACTACGAATAGCATAAGGAGTAATGTATTCTCTACCACACTTACAAGACGTTTTAATAAAAATACCAGTATGATTATACCGATTTTTGTCTTTGTATTCCAAAAACAATTCAGCATATTGTCTTTGAATACTGTTTTGTAAATTAATTAATATAGTCACATTTTTGTCTATCTGTTTCATTTTATCAATCACCATTCCCAAAATATATAACCAAATAATAAAAATAAAAAAAACAATGTACTCAATACCAAAAAAACCAATGCAATCCATAAGTAAACATCCATAATCATTTCTTCATCACCTTAAACAATTGATAATTCATTTTACCAACCAACCCTAATAATAATAAAGATACAGTTAACATAATAATATTTGCTTGTAACTCCATTCCGTCTACATTATCCTCATATTTGTTTTCTACTTTCACATAAGCCCAACCATTAAGGTTCTGATCCACATCAAAACAAACATCTTTGTTTAGCGTTGGATCGTCTCGTAATTGAATCATGTGAACTGTTTCGTGTACCATTATACTAACGAACACAACACCTAAAAGCGTTAACACAGTTATTATTGGGATGCTTATTGCCTTAATCATATTATATCATCTCCGTAATCTAAAGTTTCAATTCACTAAATTTTGTTGGTTGAGTATAATCAAAACGAAAACCCACTTCTTTAAACAAATCTATCAACTCATTATGCATCGTAAAATCTTTATCATCCAATAATGCCCCACCTAAAAAAACACTATTAAATATGCGTTCTATTCTAGCACACAAACGATCTGCTTCCTTAACAGTAATAAATCCTTTTTTCATTCATATCAACTCCCATAATTTCTTAAACCAAGATTTACTATTTTTTTTTAAAGTGTCTTGTTCTTTTTGTAAAGCAATAACCGTATCAAATGAGTCTTCAGGATCCCCTACTTTTCGAAAGACAGCTCGTAAACTAGAACCATCTAACCCACACTCTCTACAACGAGTAAGATGGTTGTAAAGTATGGAATCAGAGTTAATCTGAGTTTCATAACCGCAATCACGACAAACAATTTCAACAACCATTCATATCAACCCCCACAGATTAATATAATAAATTATTTTCAACACCACGAAAGCTATTAAAACCAAAAGACCAACAGAAAACAAACTAAGAACGATCATTTTAAACACATCATTCCAAGGCATCATTTTACGTCACCATCCAAATAAAAACCATTATTAGAACCCCAATTACCAGCCATGAAACGAGGAACGTTAAAACACCTATCCTCATCACCATCCTTATAAGGCTTATCTGGTTCAATACTCCTAACACTTAAGCTTTTATTATTAACCTTGATAATAACAGCCTTGAAAACATAATTATTAAACGAGTTAGTAAACCGAGCTGTTCCTTCCAATCCACGACTTAATAAACCATCATTCTTCATTTGCTTTAGATAAAATTCTTTCTTAGTTTCGGTTCTCATAAATAATCACCATCTATTTGAACAACATCAAAGTCGTATTTGCAATTAAGACAAATCCTATCCTTTATTTTAATACTTAAACAATGAGGACAGTATTCCTTACCAATCATCTTTTTGTTCTTTAAAAGAGCCTTAAAACCAGCCCTGAACATCATATACTCTTTATCATAAAAGTTCTTATGTAAAGTAAAAGGATAAAACCTACCATCATTACTACCATTAACACGAACCAAAGCCTTAAAAGAAGAATCCTCACTTAAAATCCTTAATGAACCAGTAGATTTAAGCAAATTCTTAGTCTCATTCTTAATGAATTGTTTCCAAAGATCTTTAATCATATCCTCATCCTGAAACACATAATTAATCTTTTTTTTCATCTTCACTCACCCCAAGATTCTTAAACAATAAATCAATATTTTCCATCTGATCAATAGACACAACATAAGGATTATTAACCCGTCCCTTATCAATCTGCTTTAAAACACCTTTCTCAATACCATCAGTAATAAACTTCCCCTTACAAAACCTAATAAAAAATAACTCATTAAGTTCAAGATTAACCCTGCAAAAAACGTAATAATCCCATTTACCATCCTGAACCCACATTTTACAATCAAAACTCGTCTTAACATCAATGCTCTTACCTTGAACATAGAAATCTGGCTGGGTGTAATCATCTTTATCAAACTCAACCCACTGATGATCTATGCCTTCCTTTTCTAATAACTTACTAAAATACAACTCACCCAATACACCAATATAATTATCTGGGCAAACAAACTTCTCATGAGATTTCTTCTCATCAAAACTCTTGCTTTTTTCCTTAGCCCAACTAAGATCCTCTGGACAGATTGTCATTCTAATAAAACTACGCAATATTATCACCCTTTATTTTTTAGTAATTCATCAATATGATTTTTTATCTTTTCTTCATTATGAAAATTGTTTAATTCAGTATAAAATTGTTCGTATAAATGCATAAAGCACCTCCAAAATAAAAAATATTGGAGTGACAAGGGAATCAAGCAACACTGGAAGTAACTACATCAATCAAGTAGAAATCATCGTATTCCCAAGCCATCTCTCCATTATTTGAGCATTATTCTTTTTAAACTCTTCAAGTAACATTTGACAAGCACGAACATGATAACAATAGTTTTTCTTGTTTCCTTTCCAAATACTAGCGTACTCACAAAGACAAAGCCAATAATCTTTTCTTACATCGAATATTACTTCACGAAAATCAATTGAGTTAATGCTTTGAGTTTGAAAAACAAGAAAACTAGATGGTAAGACCTTAACTAGTCTAACACCATCCCTTTTTATTATTGTTCTTGCTTCCCAATAATTACTCACTCTTCAGTCTCCAAAGTTTGTTGGGTTATCTTAAGTGAAATCTCAACATCATCTTTAGGATTAAGACCATCAAAATACGATTCAGGGGCTGTAATAGTAACTAATACTCCATGATCATTTTTTGCTTTCATAGTCTCATAATCCTTGTCTTGGTTTGAACCCCTGCTGTGTACTTCCTTAATCTCAGTTACTTTCAATTCAATTTTCTTTTCCATTATTATCACCTGTAAACCCATTCTTCAAAATTCTGTGCAATAACCAAAATCTCTTCTTTACTGATCTTTTCCGCAGTGTACATATCAACAGCACGATTCAATACATTCTGTCTAACAATACGACGATCTTTTGCATCCCAGTCTGGAGGGTTAGGAACCGTAGCCGAAGGTTGAGCATCTAAAACTTTAATTGCGCTAATCTTAAACCCTTCATGAGTTATCAAAACCTTATCACCCTTCTTAAGAGTGGTCTTAATGTCTTCTTTCTTTGCCTCATCAACAGCATTATACCACTGATCAGCACCATCTAACATTACTCCACCAAACTTACTAATAACCTTAATTATACCTTCTATTTCTACCATTATAGTTCACCCCATTATGTTTTCTAGTTCGACAAGCTTAACACTTGCTCTGAACTCATATTTCAATACTTCAAGTTTGGTTTCAAAACTAAACAAACCCTTATTAATTATTTCAAGACTATCTTGCAATTCAGAATAAACCTTACTAACACCTAATTCATTAAACACTGCATGATCTCGTTGTTCCTGATTCTTATACAATGGCTTACCATCAGCATCTTTCTCATTACTAACACTAAATTTTGTACTGCCTTCGAGAGCACGAATCTCTTTATTTAATCGTTGTTTCTGAGTGTCTAACTCAAAATGTTCAGCCAGATTCTTTTCCATCTTACTAGGAATATTTAGTAATTGGCTTTGTAAATGAACTAATCTATCTTTTTTATTTTCACATTCACACGTCATATTAATTACCTCCAAATAATGTTGCTTATAATCTTTTTAGATTAACTGATATTTAAATGTTTTTATTCTAAATCAACTAATTTTAGTTCAGCTAATTCTTTAATGCTTTTCTCTTTAAAGTCTTTAGTGATTCTTATTTCTTCAGCTTCACCATACTCAAATAAGTCTTCCAATATTTCTAAAGGGTTCATGTCTTCATCATAACCATTTCTTATTTTATTCATCCAAGATAATTTAATCCGTTCCATTTTCAGCCTCCAATTCTTCCTTAATCTCATTCAAACCACTAATAACAATCTTATAAGACAACACATAATCAGACACCTTATCAGTAAAATTTGCATTCATAACATCTTGTACTTCTTCCAATAATTTTGTTCTGCAATCATCCTGAAACATTCCAGACATATTATTAAGTTCTACTAATTCACTACCAAAACCTGCTTCATCAACATCTTTGTCAGTAATATCTTCAATTAAAGTAAACAAATTAATATATTTTGTTCTGGCTTCATTCCTTATCTCACTGTCTAAAATATAATTTAATAAAGTAATAATCCTTTTTCGTAACACCATCTGAAAATCATCAATACTAAAATTATTAAGATGATAATTAACATAACGATCTTCCGATTCAAAAAATGTCTTTTTAATATTGTATTTTACTTTTATAGTAAACCAAGCAGTTGATTGTTCAAAATCAAAATCTCTCATTACAGCAGTAATACTTGTTGTCTGACAAGAATACAGTGTGTAAATCCTACCCCAGTCTTTCCGTAAAAAAACCATTTTTATTACTTTCTGCCAGTCGATTGTTTCTTTTTTAACCATTAAATCATTCATTTTTTTCACCCATATTATTTTATAAAAGAAAAAGGAAAATTTATTCCTCATTCTTAACTAACATCTCACAAAAAGGAGTTGTAAGAACTTCTTGAGCTTTATTCTGCAACCAAATATCAGTATTAGAACTCAACGATGTATCATGAGACACATAACTCGTTATAGCATTGTACAAATCCCAACGGGTAGTATCACTATTCATAGGAAGCAGTTCCCAAATAGCCAATCGATGCTTCTTAGTTTTTAATAACTCAGGAAGTATCTTATCTATAACACTCCAATCAACACTATCAATAATACACTCGTTAACATACTTCTTAAGACTTTCAGATTCATTTATCATGTTCTTCAAAGCCTTAGTTATGGTTGACTTAATATCTTCAGTTAACTTACTAGAATGAGAAACGCTTAACCCACCCATGACTTTCTGCAATACCATACCATTAGCGCAAACAAGTCTTTTAACTCGTGGTAATACCATCACTCCAGTGGTTTTATTATACGAATTAATCAGTCTTAAACCGCTAGTGAACTCCTCACCAACTTCCTCAAGTTTTATTCTAGCATCAGGAAAGTCAATATCAACAATTATCCTGTCACCATCTGCTTTAACTTGAGCATCAACTTTAATGTTCATGTTAGATAATGCATCAACCACTGCGTCAGTCATTTCTTGATGTTGAACTATATGATATCGTTTACTGGCTATACAAGATAATTTTTCCTTATCGATATTATATACTGCTTGATGATCTTTGGCAACATTAAGATTAACAATATCATCACCATATAATACATCTCTGCTTTCTGCCTTATCAAAACTCATTGCTTCGTTTTTTAATTCTCCCATATTCATTCTTTTCACCACACAATTTTTATTTCGTAGTAACCTTAACACTAAGATCAGCTACTATTCCGTTTCGTAAAAGATATTCTTGCATCATAATGCAAAGATGTTCCATCTCAACTTCTTCAATAAAAACTTCCTTTGTCACGTTATCAACGACATGATATTGTATCCTTCGAGGATTAACAATTAATATCTTCTTCTTCACTTTTTTCACCTCAATTCAAATCCTAAAGCTTCTTTGCCCTTAACATTGTCAAAATCTTCTTTTGTCCGTAATTTTTTAAGTATCTCAAACATCTTTTTCACCCCCACCAGTTGCAACCAAGCTTATTGCATTTAATACATTTAATCCATTCACCATCTTCCAAAAAAGCTGATTCAATAAGACTTCCTTTTTCACCACAAGACGGACAATGATCAGTATTAACATATTCTTTATCTTCTTTATCCATTTTTGTTACCTCCAAATCGTGTGTTGCTTGTTAATAATTAACGTGAGTGTAATATTATTCTTTCATAATTAACTTGAGAATGATGTATTTTATAATGACACACCTTACATAATAGTTGAAAATTTATTAATGAATTATGGGTTCTATTTTTGTCTTTATGATGAATTATTAACGCCTTTTTATCTTTACACATTTCACATATGCAATAGTATTTTTTTAATCCTGTTTTTAAAGTTTTTATGCAAGGATTTTTTGTTATGATTCTACCATAATGTTGATCTTCATTTAACATATCTACAAGTTCAAATACATCATATATTTTTAGTGTTGAGTTCATCTTAATAATAGTATTAGTTATAATCTTTATAAAGCTTTCTATTATACAGCCTATTTTAGGTTAAAACACCCTATTTATAGTCAATAAAGCCAGAAAACGCAATATAAAAAAAGGGGTGAGGGATGGGTAAAAAATCGAGGGTGAAACCGAAAAACCCCAATCCCCCACAGAATAAGAATTATTTATTGTCCAAAATCCACTTACGACCAAAATTTACTATAACACCAGCACCAGCAACAACTACAGGAGTGAAAACACCAAAATCAATATTAGCACCAAGCTGAGCAATATAAGTAAGTAACGCACCACCCAACGCAATACCCAATCCCTTAAGTATTTTCTTCCAATCATTCAAATCAAGCTTACCCTTAACACTACCCATCATCATCACCTATATCCAACCTTGTTCCTTAGCATAAAGAATTAGTTTAGCCAATTCTTCAGGCTCAACACCAACAACTTTTATTCATCATCCAAATTATTTGAAGTACGAGAACCATGCTTCTGAGAATCAATCCAATCAATAATTAGATTAATCTTATCAGCAAGATCATCAACAGTAATCTTAGAAACCTTTTCCTTATCTAACTTCTTTATCTTCTTCATGCGCCCCACACCTCCCAATAATCATTAACTGCATTACCACTATTACCACCAGATATTTTAATATCTAAATCAATAGTAAAACCATTAGTTTTCTCATCAGACGTAGGAGTATATTCATAAGCAAAATTTCCTGAAGCTCCATGATACGAATTAATTTTAGGAACAGAACCAGCATCAGTAATGTTTAACCAATTAATTGATCTACCAGTTACTTCAAATTTTTGAACAGTATCAATTGTTATTTGAGCATTTGCATCACCAGAATTACCCCCGCCTGAAGCCGCAGTGCCTAGTAAAGTTCTTAAATTAAATCTTATAATAACTGAATTTGTTATTTGATTTGCTCCAATATCTATCGTTTTTTGTGTTACATAAGTTGATGAGGTCTCAGTATCGTAAGTATTATCCACCACCAAAGGTTGATAAATTGCTTGATTAATCTCATCAGCATCAGCATTACCAACCACTCCATTAATAAAATTTGCAATCGGTTTATTAGCAGTCATTTTTATTTACCTCATATTATTCTGTCAACAGCTTGAAAGATTAATTCATCTGTAGTGCTTTTGCTTTCGTCAGCAAAAGTATCCTCTGCAGTCATTAACGCAGTAGTATCCTCGTTAAAGAAACCAAGACCGTTAAGATCAAAACCATTAGCGTCTGTAGTGCCAATAGTGCATCTTGTGGTAGCCTGAAGAGTATCATAATTAATTGAAGGATAACCACTATCAAAATCTGATATTAAGTTAGCTGCAGAGAAAGATCTAAGAAGATCATAAACCACGTCCCCGGCAACGAAAGTATCAGTGGAGTTGTTTGTGATAATATCTATCTCGAAAGTATCAATAGCTCCAGTAACAGTTCCTGTTTCAGTCCAAGCACTAATCAGGTTGTCTGTGTCTTTAATCCAATTCCAACCGACAGGAAAATCACTTGCTTCTTTAGTCAAGCCATAATAATCACTTGTGCTACTTCCAAGTTTTACTTCGAAACAAGTACTTGAAGATTTTAGTTTAGCTAAAGCAGTGGCGTTTTTTATGTAAATCCAAAGACTCCCATAAAGACTAGCGGTAATGTTGGTTCCTGCAGATGAAAGATCAGCAATAGTCCATGTTTTAGTAGCGTTAGTATTGTTAGCTATAAGATTTTGTGCTGTGGCATCAGAAGCTCCAGCACCCTCCTTAAATGTAGTAATGTTAGCTGTTGAGTTATCACCACCATCAGAGCCAGTAAGGGTGTTACTGCCGTCATCGTTAGCGGTGCCATCAGCCAACGGCACAGGATTGTCAAGGTCAGTATTAGCAATACTTGGCGTGCCATTGTTTATTCCGATCTTAAACTGAGTGGGATTAAGGTAAAGAGTCGAACTCAACGTGCTAGCAGTGTAACTTCTATAAAGCATTACTTTTCTCATGTTTGTCGTTAAAATACTTCCGTTTGCTATCTTAATCACCTCATTCAAGTATAACTTTAATTCCTGGCTCGTCAAAAGAACCAAAATCATCAAATGTTGTTGCAATCTCTGCAGTACTAGCGCCAGCTTCGGTTATTCGTAATTTAACACCCGCAGTACTGCTTGTAGTAAAAGTTGTTCTAGTATTAAGAGTTACTGTCTCGTAAGACACTCCACCATCACCGCTTATCTCAACAGTAAGAGTGCCCGTACTACTAGCCAAAATGACAGTATAATAAGTCAATGCAGTACCTATATCGAAAAGATCTGTTGTTCTGGCCTGACCGCTAGTGAAAGATAACTTCATGGTTGTAGTATCCCAAGTGGCAGTTCCTGAACCATCAAAAGCATCATCATCAAAGAACTCTTCATAAATATGATCCTTAAACATAAGCCAACTAGTGGTTTCTGCAGGGAAATAACTATCATCACCCCATTGCATATCAGTATCGAACATTCCGAGACGAATATCACCCCAAATAAGCACGTCAGAAACACTACTCACGTCTGTTCGTGACATTTTAGCATAACGTCTTTTAAGAGTGTGAGTTCTACTTGGAGAAATTACGGTCCGTAAAATCTCACTCGAAGTAACATCTTTCATTTCAAGAGCCTCGAGTCGTGAATTAATCGTGTCAAAGATTTCTGACACGTTAAAACGATCAGTACCAATTTTTATTACATCAAGGGGTTCAGGATAATTAATAATCTTAGACAATACAATATAATCATTAGAGAATCGTGGACTGTTAGAATCAGTAACGCTAATCTTATCACCAGGCTTAATAAGGTACTCATCAGTATGTAATGTGGTCTGAATCTCAGGGTCTTTGCTTAACTCAAGAAGTTGTCTGGCTCGTAGTTCAGCATCATCAACAGTAACTATATCATCAAACTCGTAAACTTTCATTCTAGTCTGGCCGTAAGTAGCAATACTTGAAGGGTCAGAAACCACTACTGGAGCTGGAACTCTCGTAGTGTAAGTCATTACTATGGCTAATACTCCCGGAATACTGCCTGCTTCGAAAGTATAAGTCTTTAATTCTTTATCAACAGAGTAATCAAAAGTCTCACTAGAACCAGTTATTCCCCTCACTTGAAGAACACCATCAACAGTACAATCAGTACTTTCCGGCTCGTAAGAAAAATCCCACTCTGTAGTACTAGAGTCTCCAGTTTCTGTTTCTTGTCTAGTGTCTAGTTCGAAAGCTCCTTTGACTTTGATCTTGTTAAACATTGTTTTCATATCACTAGCCCATCGGGGAACATTAAAGATATTAGTTCCTACAACGAGAGATGTAGCGTAAGTAGTGTATCCTTTAGGTTCTAACCTGACATATTCATTATCGTAATCATAATAGAAAACCCAACCGAGAATTTTAGCAATAGTCTCAAGACGATTAAGACGAGTATTATCCCTACTAATAAATTTATCAATAACGAGATCGGTTGCTCCAGTACCGCTATCTTCAACGTTAGCAGTAAGTCCCGCAGTACTGTTCGTTACTATATCAGAAAATATGGCGCTTAATTCCCCAGCTTCAGAATCAACATTCTTATCATAAGACGTAGTGAAAATATCATTCTTTAAATACTCAAGATTGTCTTTGCATTCAAGAATAATAATGTTACCAGAATAAGACACGTTATCAACGAACCCCCTGAACTGATACGATTCTGTAGATGAACTCACTCCACGACTAACCACTACTGTCATTCCATCAGTTGGTGTGATAACATCAAGAACGCTAACATCCAATCTTATAACCGCAGAATTACCACTAGTATTAACATTCTTTTGTTCAATCTTAGTACCGGGAAGAACATAAGATAATACTTGAGTGCCATTAACTAAGAAACTAAAAAGTAATACTGCGGCCATTTTAGTCCTCCTTCATAATAAGCGTGTAAAGAATCCTGTTAGGATCACTGAAGCTTCTAGTCCACGTCCAATCAACAGCATCAACAGAATAAGTGAAAGTCAAACTATCAGTATAATCTATGGATGATTGAACACCAGCATTAATCCATTGTTCCATTTCATAAACGAAATCCTTAAGACGAAGTTCGGCGGTAGCACCATCAAAACCAGTGCCGTCATGAGCTCCTTGAAGCATAATTATTCTTGTACTACCAAGAACTTGCCATGAAAAACGACCAGTGGTTCCTTCAAGAGGAATGTTTCCTTCAAAAAACTTACAATTAATCTGGTTCTGTTCCTTAAACACTGTTCCTAATCCTTTAGTTCCTGTGAATATACTTAGTTCTGGTTTTGTTGCCATTTTTAATTATTCCTTCCTTCAATCTCTGCTTTCAAATCCATAGGTGTTTGTGATAGGGGTAGTTCACTAATATCAAACATCCTATTATAAACCGTTTCATTCAATATAGCATTATTGAGTAATATCTCACCATAAGATAAATGGGTTTTTATAGAATCACTAAAAGTACTAGAACTCATATCTCTTCTTGTGTTATTATAATTAGGATTAAAAGGAGTGTTTAATGCTTTCTTAGCCTCGGGAGTAAGAGATTGTTTCTCGACAAATTCAATGTCATTATTTTTTATACCAAATTCATTAGCTAATTTTAACGCTTGCTTTTGTAATAAACGAGTAACCTCTGCTTGATATAATTTTGATTTATTAACCTCATTAAATAAACCAATATATTCTTTAAACGTTAAATCCAAAGTTCCAGCAACATCAGTTAATTTGCTTCTTTGTTCAAGCCATTTCTTATTTACTGATATTAAATGTTTCTTGATATTACCTTTAGAATCAAAAATTTGTAATTGTAAAGCCTCATCCTTAGTTAATGTCCTAACAGCTTCCCCAGTAAGATTACTAATCTCAAGAAACTTTTCCTCACCATCAACAATGGCCTTTTCGTAACCAAACAACGCTCCTTTTGCTGTTTCAACAGGTTGAGTTAAAGCATCCCATAATCCTTCTTTAACAAAACTGTATAATCCACCACCAAGACCAGCACCTGCAGCCGCACCACCAAGACCTAATAATTTAAGTAATCCACCACCACCTAATAAGTCACCACCACCAATTCCTGACTGACTTAGTTTAGCACTTTTAGTGGCTGTAGTTGTTAGCTTACGAAATTCTTTAAGCATATCTTTAAGCAATCCTTCACTCTTACTACTACCTGTTACTTCACCATCACCACGACCACCACTTACTTTAACCTTTGCTGTTGCTACCACTCTGTCCTCGTAATTTATTTATCATATTACCTTCAGTTTTATTAAACCATTCCTTATCAGAAGCCTTAAACAAATCAGTTTGTTCATCAACTTCCTCTTTATCTAATTCTAAAAGTCCATAACGTAAAAGAATCTTTTTAAGAGCCTCACGAAGTTTGTTCCCATCATTAATACTTAAATCATCAATCTGTTTCTTCTTTAACATTACTGTCTCGTACTCGAATAATTGAAAGAAAATATTATTATTAACTGAATTACCAATCACCGTACTTTGTCTAGTAATATTATTAACCATGCCGTTAGTAATAACCCTAAAATAAACCCTGCCAATACTAAGATCAACAAAATCATCACTCGTTTCAGCTTTCTTAAACCAAGAAAACAATCTCATGAATCCCACCATTTAATAGGAGTGTTACTTGCCCCTTCAAAAGCAGTACCTTCAAAAGAAAGAATCACCAAACCACCACCCAACTCTGTAGGTCTACTAATACGATCAATAACAGCCTCATCCAAGCCTATAGTAGCATTATCAGAGCCGTTAGCCAAAGTAATCTCAAACTCCAGACTAGACGTGGGGCTTGTGGCAGTACTATCAACTGGACCGCTAGTTGCGGCCTGACCATAAAAGTCAGCAAGAATTGTTGTGGAAAGACCACTAGCCATTATTATATCCACACTAAAAGTATAAACTCTCAATCCTAATTGTGGTTGGTTCATAAGACGACTATCTATGCTTCGTACTTCATCACCACTAATTAATCCATTATCATAATTAATCGTGAAAGAACGAACACCAGAGATAGTGCTAGGAGTTGCACCCCATTTCCAAGTACCACCAATCATCACGAAAGCATTACCCGTACGTGCAGTATACACAGCGTGAGTTGATCTATTAAGTGTTTTGTTTCCAATAAAGTTAGCACTGCATTCTAGTTTAGTACCGATACCCCCAGTGAGAGAAAACGTTGTTCCCATAGCACCAATCATTACATCAACAGTGTCTGTTGATTCAGTATCATTAAGACGCTCTAAAGAAAACGGTTGAAGATCAGAAGACGTATAACCAATAGCTGTAGCTTCAGTAATAGTATATTTATCACCACTAGTCCCAGCACCAGAGACTGGACCAATCCAATGTTTTAGGAAATCAAAATCTTCAACATCAAAAACCACGCTTCCCTCACAATTAAACTGACCATAATAAGCGTTAGACACATTAAGTCCTTCACCAAGTCCCCTATCATAAATCATGCTGTTCTCACTAGACAAGGTGCAAGACTGAACCCTACCAAGCTCATTATAAGGTGTTCCTTCAGTAGTGTAATCTGTTGCGTGTGGTGCGTACTGTATTTTCGTAAATTGACTTGATTGTGACATTTTTTATCATTCCCCTATATTAAAAGCCTCAAACTGAACCTCAATAATTCTCCTGAAAATATTCTTATCCGGCTCGAAAGGAGCAGGGAAGTTATTAAGAATTACTGGTCTCATTAGCTTTATTTTTAAATCATTTCTCCAATTGCTTTTTGTTGCCGTAGTGACTTGACGAGCAATGTAATCAACAACATCTTGTCCTTCTTTAGTTTCCGAACTAATAGTGCAAAGTTGATCTTTATACGAAAGAACATCTATCTGAAAAGATATCGTGTCAAAACTATTATCACCGTCCATGCTTTGAGGAAATCCTCCTTCAGTAATAGTTACAACGCTTATTCGTGGATAACTTGCTTTAACAAGATCATCTCGTGGCTTATCGGTATAAATCCAATTAGTTCCTTTCTCAAAAGCCACGACCACATTATCAGTACCACTTGTTGGAGCCGTAACGAAAGTGACTTTCTTATTATCAAGGTCAATAGAATAATCAAGATACATTGATTGTTCAGTACCACCAACGGAAACGCTATTAACAGCCAACGGTTGTATAGCCAGAGTAAAGATTTTAGTAGTTCCATTTCCATTAAAGCTTTCAGAATCAGTTGTTTGACGATCAGCCACTCCAGTACGAACTACCTCACTCACCCTGTATCGTAAGAAATTAACAAGTATTTCACTAGGTTCTGATAATTCCATTTTAGTAGTTCCTCTTGGACTGGCTTACTCTCTTGAGTAATAAGTATTTTATTAAAGGATTATTTAAACAATATTATTAGACACTAGAAAAAGCCTGAGAAAGAAGCCCTGACATGATCTGCTCGTTAAACATTACTCTACGAACGGGAGCAAAGGCCTGCATTCCTTTCTTTAAACCTAATTTTTTTCTCGTATTATAAGATATGTCTTTTTTCTTTGGTTCCAAAGGATCAGTAAAACTATCAAGACCATGTTCTGTCCAATAAGAATACGTTCCGTACTCGAGGTAGATAGCATATTTTTTAGTGTTCTGAATAGAAAGAGTATTACCGCTTACTTTAGAAAACCATCCTTGTAAATAACTACCACCACCAGGGCTTATAAGATTCATTGCATGTATATTATCTTTAACCTTTCTAATAATCAATTCCCCAAGAATAAACAAAGCCTTACTAATTTGTGATTGTGAGAAGTCTCCTTCAACCTCAAAAGTCATCGTGACCAATCTAGGCCTCCGGTTTTCTCACTGCAATCCAACCCTGATAAATAACATTACCATTAGTCTTTTCTCCTTCAACCTGACTGGTTAGTTTGTAAACCACGCTATCAGAAGTTACTTCATCATTAGCATTAATTACAGTACCATAAACAGTAAAAAACACTCCATCACCAACATTAGCAATACCAAGATCAATATATTGCTTCATAAGAACTTGATCGAACTGAAGATCACCAAGAACATTAGAAACAGTTGCTGTCGTTTGAGCAGATACGCGCCCCATACTATTGGTTGTTGGAGTTGAATAATTAGTTATAACAAAATCATCCCTTCCGAACTTAGAGAAGTATTCTTTACTTTTTGTTCTTTGTAGTTCAAAGAATTGAGCTGGTTCTCTTTTAGTAGCCATTTTGGTTCCATAACAAATGTTAACGTATACCCTTATTTAAACTTCTCTATACAACATTCATTTTACGCCCTACACTGTCTAATATCTCCTGTTTACGCACTCTAAACTGCCTAACAACTTCAGCTACATTTACGTATACCTCTCCAACGGATATTGTTTTTCTTCCTAGTGTGAACATTGTTGCATCATCGTAAGAGCCTCCAGTGATGTTTGCGTAGGTCATTATTCCTGCTGTCACGCTGGTTAGTTCTTTAATTAGTGCTGGTACGCTTGAGTATCCTTGAGTGTAATCTATTTTCACGTTTCTCGTGCCGTTAGGTATACGGTTGCTTAAGAATGTTACCCTGCCCCATTCGTTAACGTCAAGATCGTAAATTGGAATGCTTGTTTCAATAACAAAATCTTGATCCATTGCTATAGTGTTTATTTCTGCTTCAGTACTATACACTGCATTGGCTTTGATTCTAACATAATATAATTTACTACCGCTATCTACGGCTACGGTTGTCCAACTACCTAACGTATCCCATGTTAGTTTACCGTTAGCCTCGAAATTAAGCACGTCATCAGTGCTCTCCGTAACGCTAACACTAGTCCATGAAGTGCCGTTGTAATATTCCATCGTGTTAGTTCCTGCAGTGCTTCCTGTAGTGAACAATCGAATATTAAGACCATGAAATTGGTAAGCACTACCTATATAAAGATAATCGTTTGCTGCAGTAACTGTAGCAAATGGTTGGAAGGCTGTTCCTTCGGGACTGTTTGCTTCAGTTGTTACGTCAGTGTAAGTTCCTGCAACGCTATCGTATCGTTCAACTTGAGAAAGACCTGATCCTCTTTTAAGAAAGTAAGCTCCGTTAATACTAACTATTTCTTTCTTGGAAAGTGTCACGAAGTCTGGCTCGTCATAATCTGCATTAACATAAGGACGGTCTGTTGTCGGATAAGCGTTGCTTTTTCTTCCAGTAAAATATTCTGTGTAATCAGCTGGAGTGTCATAAATGTTTCCCGTCATTTGCTCTACTTCTCTCGAAGCACTGTCTATCCATGAGTCAAGAACGGTGTCACTGATTTTTGGGGAGTGAGTGTATTTAGCGTATAAGACGTTAGTGCTTAATGCAGTGACTCCAGCACTTGTAAGTTCAAGACGACCAGCATCTTTATTTAATACATAATGTGTTGTTTCAGTAAGGTCTGTCATGTCATTACTACTACTTGCGCCATAATAAAGTGAGTAGGAATCGGCTATCACGTTACCGTTGTCTAAATCAAAGCTTTTTGCGCTGTCATCTCCAGTCCCTACGTTTTCGTCAACGATGTCAACACCAATACCACAAATTCTCACCAGATCAAGAGTCGTTGTATAATCAGAACCTGAAGTACTTGCAATAATAGTGTTATAATCCAGAGTGATATTTTGAGAATCCCAAACATTATTAGTGAAAGTTAATACGTTAGATGCTAAAGTATAATCGACACTGTATTGTAAAGGAAAGCCCTCAATTAGAATACTCATTCCTGCTACTTGAGCGTTAGAGTAAGCAAGACCGTAAGTCCTACTGCCTGTACCGCTAGTTCCTGAAAGACTTGATCCTGTTATGTCTTCGTGTTCCCACTTATTTTGGTTAGCCATCTTATTATCATCACATAAATTTTAATTAAATACTCTCTAAAAACGTTTTTTTTTTTGGTCGTCTTTTTCTTGGACTATAATTTCTTTTGCCATCATCAGCTAAATCTTCAGCATAAGATTTTACTCTTTCTTTAACGTCTGGGGTTAATTCTTTTGTTAGATTGTTCAGGAAATTATCTTCTGAATCTCCTTGTTTGGGCTTAATAATTAATAATCCATTAATGACCACGTCATTTCTAGGTACTTTCTTTGTTTCTTCAGGTTCAAAAGTGAACCATTCATTTTCGAATTTGACATTAATGACTTTCTTTGTGATATTCTTTCGTAACATTTTCTCATACACCTCGTATTTAATAATTTATTATTAAGAGATTATTTAAACAATATTATTTAATCTTGATATATGCAACCGCCACTAAGGCATTTAGCATCACAACCACCGTCTATAGTGACATCACCTACATTAGTTATGTTAACTGTTGTACTCCATGTTCCCGAACCATTAATGATAAGATCATAACCTCCCATGTTAAAGGCTGAAGTAACATTGCAAAAATCACTACACGAATAAGTATGAACTGAACTACCATCAGGACTGCAAGAATCACCACCCTGAATTGTGGCTGTAGTGCTTCCATTAACCCATAATGACCACTGATAACCATTATAAACTCTATACTCACAAGATATTACGTCACCACCACTAAAGCTTGGACCAGTTAAATTTATGACTGATGAGTTATCAACATACCAGTCTAAACCATAATCCCACAGTCTAGTTCCTCCAGTGGTTTTAAACTTATTATATGCTGTATCATAACAATAGTAATTCAAATTTGCTCCACTTCTAGTCCATAAGACTAAATCTGTTTTACCTTCAAAACAAGACGATGGTATTCCATGGATTCCATAAGCTATATTACTATATTTAACTTTATAATAAACTTGTTCTACACCTTCTGGTATTTTAAACCATTCTTTTAAATCTGGTAGGTTAGCATCTCCTGCTTTCCAACCGTCAGCAAAAGTTTCATAATCTCCATCAATTATTTTTGTTTCATTACCATCCCATTCAGCAACTATCGGAAAAGTACTGTTTCCAGTGTATAATAAGTTATAATCACCATCAGTTACTGAGCTCTTATTTGAGAACTCTTGAAAAAAGTATCCTTCAACTCCTGATTTTGTCAAAACATCATCATTATACCATCTATATTCCGTAATGTTTAGGGAGTTATTATCCACATCAGAATATGTTCCTATAGTGCATTTGATCGAATCGTTTACATTGGGTGTCGTATCATTTATGCTATTATCTGTACCGACAGTCGGCAGTGTAGTACTTGATTCCCAACTCTCTATTAATATATCATTGTAAACTATCGGTGTCGTGAAAGTATCCGTTGTTGAAAGATTAATATCAACCAGCACTCTTTCCGTAGTGGTTTCTATAGTGAACTCTAATGGATTACCTGCACCATTGGTTGGGCTCTTCCATCCTGACGGAGTATCATATTTTAGTTTACCTTTAATATACAATTCATTAATTTCAGTAGCTGATAATGATCTGTTCCAAATGATAACTTCATCAATTGATCCGTTAAAGTAATTATCCGTTGCTGAACCTCTCGTTCCAATTCTAGAGCTTGTAGATCCAGCAATACATTCCTCAATATCTCCACTAACCCCTGAGTTTACTAAAGCACCATCAATATATAATTCTGCTTTAAATTCACTCGGAATAACTACTCCAACTTGATGATGCCATGTGTCATCCCGTAAATTAGTACCACTACTGGATACTGTTAATGCTACATCACCATTACAATCGGAAACCCTCAATGAAGGATATTCCTGATAAACCCTTAAATAAGTGGAATAAGCCATACCCCATACCATCTTAGCATTGCTCGTATCACCAGAAGGTACTTTTATCCATGCACTAACAGTGAACCCGTTAGGAATGGCTACCGGAATATTTCCTGTGGTAATATAATCTCCATCACCATCAAAATCAAAACCACCAAAATAATACCCTCCAGAAGTATTAAGTGTGGCAGTAACCACAGTACTATCTCTTCCATTTCCTGAGTAATCATAAACATGAGTATTATTCTCTCCATATGTTGATTTGTTATCAAAATGCATATGTAATATTATACTATCATCAACATTTCCGTCAGTGTTATCATCATACAAGCTTCCGTTCCATTCATTAACCCTAACATTAACATCCGTTCCAGTTGATTGATTTGTTGTTAAGGTAACATTAACCCTGTTTAGTGTGCCATTCTGTGATATGTTAATGTTCTTAATTGATGATATTCCTTCGGCTCTGAATTTACTTGATTGATTAAGCCAAAGGTTCTCAATCTCCGTTCCTGTTAGGCTTCTGTTCCAAATCATAATCTCATCAATACTACCATTATGATCTTGGTTTGCTCCTCGACTACCTATACTTCTTGCACCAAGTATTGCACCACCAACACCCATATCGAAAACAGTGTCCGTTCCTTTTAATACTCCATCAATATAAAATGATGCGTTGGCAGTAGTATTATCAATAAGCATTACGAGATGATGCCATTTATTATCCCTAGGGTCAACACCCGCTGATATGCTAACACCAAAGTCATTAAAGAATCGAGTATTAAACCCTTCTAAACTTAATATTATTACTTCATCACCACTTCCTGAATTACTAATTCTTACTGGTGAAGAAAAAGTTGCAGTTTTTGGTTTAGTTTTAATCCACATACTCATGGTTATGACGGTGGTGTTAATATTAGTTACTGGAGAAAAAATAACATAACCTCCTAATGTTGAATCATCTCCCGAGTCAAGATCAAGACAACCACCAATAGCCCCTGTTTTATTCCAAGTAACAAAATCAGTATATTGCCATTGAGCACCTCCCTTATTATCCGACAAGTCATAAGTATTGTTTACTAAGCTGTCGTTATGGTCAAAACTTAAATACAATACTAATCCAGTAGTGTTAATTCCCAGATGAATTAAAGGAGTGCTATCTGAAGAAGTACCATTATTGTATAATCCATATGAAGAAATATTAGTTATAGTGATTATTGGATCGATACTATTATTCGTTAAGAAATCAATAATTGTTATACTATAGTTTCCTTGAGTGTATTGTGTGTTAATACAATCAGCAGTCAAATTATTTCCGAAGTCTTTATCACAAATATCACCGAAATTAAACGGTCTAATATTAGTAACTGTTTTCGTGCCGACAATCGTTGATGTTCCTTCAGCATAATAACCACCAGCATCAGGCACTAATTGTTTAGTGGAGTTAATAAGGTAAGAACAATTTTTTAATCCTGTGAAGTCACCGACAGCACCGTACTTATAGTTTTCATCATTATAATAAAGGCTTATGTCTTCTTGGTTTACTCCATCACAAGAAAGAGAAACATCATGAAAGCCAAAACCATCACTTGAGAAATTAAATAATAATCTTGATTCATTAACTAACTCGTGAACGATAGTTTTAGAACCGAGAGTTGTTTTTAGTAGTTCTTCTTTAGTCAAGTATAATTCAATATACTTATCATCAACCACATCAGCATTACCAATAGACAAACCATCGGATTTCAAATCTAAAGGTTCTTTCTTGCCATCATCTGTGAGAACATACCTTACAAGGTACTTATTATCCTTAATAACATAAGTGACCGAATAGGACTCTATCTTGCTTATTTCATCACCAGTTATTCTTGGCCTGATAATTTCCTTCTTAACAATACTAGCATCACCAACACTATAAAACAATACATCAGACTCACCAACGCCCTCAGCATACCATACAGGATCAAGATAATCATTACCAACACCAAAACCCCACTTAATAACATCTGCAGGATCTTTTTTTGTTCCAACAAGCTTGAACTCTTTCTTAGAATATCTCGGGAATACAAAAACATACTTTCTATCTTTAGGAATATTACCCAGTCTCGTTTCCATAGAGAAATTAGTGTAACGCCATTTACCATAATACTTAACATACAATTTAAAATCTTTTATTTCAGGACTAAAATCTAGTTTAATATCATCATAATTATAGATGTAAATGCTTTTCGGAGTGGGGTTACTAACGTTAAAATAAGAAATGCATTCAGTACAGTACTGATCACCATCAGAAATAATAATAAGACCAAGCATGGAAAGAACAGCAAACAATCCTAATATAGTTACAACAATTCCTATCCCAGAACCAATATAAATTCTCTTGTATTGTCCGCCCATTTTTCATCTTTTACTCACACACTGAAAACTTAGTTGTTCCAGCCCTGATAATAACGCAAGTAGCATTATCACTTATATCATGATTTGTAGTGTCTGTTTCTAAAATTAGTTTTTCTGCAGTAATGTTAGTATCGGTCTTAATTGAACCATCAGTGTTAAAAGCATAACCTGTTGCTCCAGCACCCATATCAATATTTATTCCATCTCCAGTGGTACTATCCTGTTGGATGATTAATGCATTCTGAGTATCTGTTGATTCATCTTGAACAATATACATTACCGGTCCTGCTGATGCAGCAACGCTTCTAAAAAACCTATGAGAACCCGTTGTAAAATTTGCTGGTTGTCCAATAGAAGCTTTATCATTTACTGATTGCCTAGTCCTAAAAGCAACAGCTCCTTTACTATCCATATCAACTCTTATACCATATTTAGTACTACTGATTGCTTCAGAATCAATAGTTAATCCGGTAGCATCACCATTCACGTCAATATTTAATCCATGCCCTGTACCATCTTGTTGTATATTAAATGCTGTTCCACTAGCACCTGCATTGTCTTGTGTAACGCTTAATTGTGAGTTAGTTCCAGAACCAGTATGTATTGCATCACTATAAATTCTTATTCCTGCATTATTAGTTGATGTTGCATCTACATTTATTCCCCGTCCATTGCCATTATGATCAATGGATAATCCACTTCCACTACCATCTTGTTGTATAGTAAAAGCATTCTGATCATCACCACCATTATCCTGATTGATAAACATTAATGGTCCTGCAGTATCAGCACTAGCAAGGTTTCGATAAAAATAATTTGTTCCATAACTACTTGCTCTATCTCTTATGAATTGAGCGTATTCACTACTTGTTGATTGTACACTTATTCCATTACCTGTATGAGCGTCTAACATATCAATAAATAATCCATTTGCACTTGTTGCTTCACTATCAATATACAATCCTATACCATCACCATTCTGATCAACAAATATTCCTTCTCCAGTCCCATCATTTCTTACACTTAAAGTATCTCCCGTTCCATCAGAATCAAGATTTTGTGCAAAAATTAATGGTTCGGTAGAGTTTAAACTATCAGGTCTATAAGCTTTAAATGATGGCGCTCCACCTCTTGAAAGAACTTCAATGTCTGCTTCATTACCTGATCCTATACCAGTAAATAATGATTCTATTCTAATAGATGAAATATTAACTGCTTCTGAATCAATACTTATTGCTCGATCATTATAATTTTGATCGATTAACACACCTATTACTGCACTGCT